ATGTCGAAGCACGCAATCCCACATTTGCCTTCAGACGCGCTCCAATCGTAATATCATCTTCACCATAAACCGCGAAGTCGTGTGCGAATATGCTTTTATCGCCGAAAGTTTTGTCGATATTAATATTGTCGGTATTATCTGACTGAATTGTTTTCACGCCAGGTTTAAAATTATGGTAGATGTAATTGACACCGAATTTCACCGCATGGTCGGGCGATGCGAAATAATCGAAATCCATTTTGTAACCCCAGTCGTATATACCCGAACTAAATTCGGATTTGTCTGTACTAAACCTGTTTAAATCGGGTAAATCAATCCGATTGTCGCTACTGAATTTCATATTATATCTGCTGTAAGTAAAGGTTGTATTGCTGAATAGTTTGTTATTAAAAACATAATTCCATCGTAATGCAGTAGTGATGTTTCCCCAATTAAGCAAGACCTTTGTTTTATCTATAGTCCTTCCGTCTTGTGTTATAACATCACTGGTTGATTTAGAAGTTAAATCGTCTTTACCCAGGTAAGTACTTAAATAGAGCCTGCTCCGGTCCGAAAATCGGTGGTTGATTTTGGCATTCATATCGTAAAAGTAGTAACCTATATAATCGCCATTGTTTTTGTTTTTCATGATTGGCTTTACAAGCTGATCGATGTAAGTGCGCCGTGCTGAGACTGAAAAGGAGGTACGCTCGTTAACGATAGGGCCTTCGAAATGAAGCTTTGATGAGATCAGTCCAACGCTGATATTGCCATGATACTCCTTTTCGTTCCCCTCGTTCATGCGTACATCGACTACTGATGAAAGCCTTCCGCCAAACCTGGCCGGAAAACCGCCTTTGTAAAACGAGACACTTTTGAGTGCGTCGGGGTTAAAAACCGAAAAGAAACCAAACAGGTGGTTCGCATTATAAACCGGAACACCATCAAGCAATACCAGGTTTTGGTCGGGGGCGCCACCTCTCACGTAAAGCCCGGCTGAGCCTTCAGAACCCGATTTTACGCCCGGGAGTAGTTGCAGCGATTTGATCACATCGGCCTCGCCCAAAAAAGCCGGAAGGCTTTTAATCTTTTCGATGGGCATATCGAACCGGCTCATTTGCGTTGTTGAAAGCCGCTCATTTGCTTTTGTGGCGACCACCTTTATTTCTTTAAGTTCGTTTTTTGCGGAAAGCGAAACATCAATTTTCTGATCTTTGGTCAAATCAAATTCCCTGAGCTGTGTCTCGTAACCGACAAACGAAAAAGCTACTTTTATTTTACCTGCCGGAAGGGTAAGGCTGTAAAACCCATAATTGTTCGTACCTGTTCCTTTAAAATTGGATACTTCGACCGTATTTGCGCCAATCAATGCCTCGTTGGTTGCAGCGTCAGTTATTGAGCCACTAATGGTGAATTTTTGCTGTGCCGTTGCAGCAAAACTCATGATTATAAAAATGTTAAGGAAGAAAAGTTTATTCATATAATTTTGTTTCAGGCGACCATTAGAAACAAAGGCTGCCCCCGTTTTGGGAGCAGCTATTGTTTTTGAAAGAATAAATTATTGTTTTTACTATTTTTTCCATAAAGTGTAGCCCGCAGTCAGTGAGATGGTACGGCTTTTCGAAAACTCGCCCCAGTCTTTCTTGCTTCCACCTTCGGTATAGCTAAACCGGGTGCTTACCTTCCCGAAATTCACAAAAAAACCGCCAGTATAAATCATTTCGTTCCATTCTACAAACCTGGCAATACCAAACTCTTTGCTTAAACTGAGTCGGTAACCGACTCCGCCAAAAAATCCAAAGTTGGACGACGTTTTTAATGCAATCAGAAGGGGAACATTTAAATAATTCTTTGAATAATGCTTTTTAACTTTAGTTGATGTATAACCACTTCCATAGCCTGTTCCATAGTCTGTTTGATTACTATAATAAACATAGTAACCAGTTCTGATCCTTTCGAAATTCAAACCCGATTCTACAGCCAGCCACGGAAGAATGGTATAAGACATACTCGTTCCTAAAACGACTCCCGGATACCATGTTTTATTATTCTTATATAACTCCTCGTTATTAAAAATACCGCTTGGTATCGCCAAGTTTGTTCCGGCATTTACCTTTAAATTCCATTTCTCCTGGGCTTCAGCGCTTATCTGGAAGGCTAAAACGAATGTTAGTAAAACAATTAATCTTCTTCTCATTAATTAAATTATTTGTATTAATACGAAAAACTAAAGGCATCCCCCCATGATTCAGTATTCGAACTCCATCCTGCTCCTGAATATGAAAACTATTTATCATTCAATACCTTTAAATACATATTTTTTCAATTTTCAGAAAAAAACAAGTATAACGACGCCAAATAAAAAAAACTACAATCCTGATACAATATTTATTGAATCAGCATAAATAGTCAAACTCATTTTTGAAGGAACTTTTGAATATTCAAATTCTGAAAAGCGTCCTCCTACCTTATTCAGTATCTTGTTGTCGTGCATAAAGGCTTTAAAAACAAAATGCCCATCGGTACCAGAAGTCTTAATATTATCCCAGGTTACTGATATGGAATCATTATGAGGTATTTGCCCAATAATTAACGATAAGGGCCATAAAACAAAGTGTACACATCCAACTTAAAGCTAAAGGTTGATAATGAGGTAGAAACACCCCGGGCGAAAAAAAACAAATTGTGCATTTTCTTTAATTTTGGTTTAACTCTGCTTTAATTTGTAGCGGGCAAACAGGGGCTTTTCGCGGCCTCTCTTTAATTGCCGTTCAAAGATAGCTTAAATACTTATAAAATAAGGGGAATACGCCCCAAACTCGCCTGCGCGGGGGATTACAAACGGCTCTGGAAACGGGGCTTTTTTTATGCCCTGGTGCCAACGCCCGACGAGCGGGTTTTATACCAAAAAACACCTAAAACAATACATGGAGTGACAACTGGAGTGACAACTGGAGTGACAAAAACCGTAAAAAAAACATTATTAAGGCTTTGTAATTCCCTAAAATAGTTAATAACTAAGTTAAATAGAGAGATTCAAGGGGGGGGTAATACCATTTTACAGGCACAGCATAACGGAAACATATCGCATAAACAACCATTATACAGCTATATACGTAGGCTTAGGCATTAAAGTTTCACGGAAACTGTGTGTGGGGAATAAATATTGGATGTTTTTGCGGTTATTCGAGACGGATTACTCCAATAACCAATGCGATCCCAGTTATCTCGTCTTTGGGTATTTCAAAGGGGTCGTACTCTTTATTATCACTCACTGCAAGCAAGTATTCAACCCTTTCACACTGGCGGATCCTCTTTATTAGTAAACCCTGTTCCGTAGTGGCAATTACATAGCACTTATTCCACTGTATAAATTTGGAGTCATTTAACTTCCGGCAGGCAATAATATCGCCACTCGAATATTTAGGATACATGCTTGAACCTTTCACGTGGATCATAAAATCAATATTAGTGAAGTCTGGCACGACATACATGTTCTGAACATCCTGGTCACTGATAGAAAAATCGGCTGTTCCAAATCCCGCAGCCACATCCAAACCAATTAATGGAATCCCTTTGGCGGAAACATTCGCCTCGTGTGCAATATGTTTCGCCGGCAATTGTAGAGTATCATCGCCAATATTTAATTCATTCTCCTGCTTGAGTACCGCCCCTTCTCCAATTAGGAGCCATGAGGAGTTAATGTTTGGGTATATGGCGATTAGTTTTGCAATAGTTTCTTCGGTAATGCCAGTATTACTTTCAAGTGTACCCCTCGAAATACCTGTTTTTGTATAAAAATCACGCTTACTAATTCCCAAAGTATCAACAAAATACAAAATTCTTTGTTTTATTGGCGAATTATTTTGTATTCTTTCTTGCATATGGCGAAATTGTTTGTAGTTTTGTCTCACGAAAATACAACAAATAAATAATAAAAATGGTTCTTGAAGAATTAAAAAAAATGTTTGACCGTGGCGATTACGTGAAAATTGCCAGAATGGTAGGCTATACAGACCTTAAAGCCGGCAGAACTTACGTGTACGATGTAATGAGCGGAAGGATTCAGGGAAAGAGAGGCATTGGCAAGAAAATTCTTGAGGCAGCGTACACCGTTGCGAATATGAATGCAGAAACCGGAAAATAATCAATTAACAAACAATAACATGAAAACACAAAGCAGACTACTCAAAAAGACAACGGCAATTACCGGCGTTGTTTTTTTCTTTTTCGTTCTCACATTCATAGGTGGTGTAATGGGTGCACTGGCTGTTCAACTTGTAAAAGACTGGCTGCGATGAGAACAAACTCCCGGATTTTTGCCACCCTGTTTTTAGCACTTGGCGTTTTTGCTGCTGGTGCCGCCATATACGGTGCAACTCATCAGTGGTTTATTGCCGGCATTTGCGCAGCAATAGCGTTTGCGCTCCTTGCTGATGCAGGTAAGAAGATTGATGCAAACGAAAAAGTTAACCTCTAAAATAAACTACCATGAAAAAATTGATCAGTTCAATTGAGGATTTGAATCAGATGACAGAACGTCTATCAAAAAATCGTATGGAACACATTTTGTCACTTTCCCTCCAACATGAGCTTCCACAAATGGAAAGTTTTGACAAAAAGAATACTCCTTCGGGAAAGGATACTTTGGAAGTAATTTGTGAAGCAGACAAAACACTTCTATCCCATCATTCCATAGAAAGAATTTGCCGAACATGCCGGAAACAATCTGCCGCAGGTCTTTGGCCGAGATTCGCGTATTCACAGTCGAGCGAAAGTAAACAAAATCAAATATGCTGCTGTCAAGTGATTGACCGTCGGAATCGGATTCGCAAACAAGTGTTTGGTTCTCAGTTATCGCGTACTCAAATTGATGCAGCCATGCAATATGTTTAAATAGATCATGCAATGGAGGACGATAGCAATTAAGGTTTTTGGACTTACTGTATTCAATAACAATGTTTAGCCTGAATCTTTTTTTACGCTTTTCCATAACGCTTAAGTTTTAGTTTGACACCGCGAATTTAAGCAATATTCTGATAGTTAGTTAGTTTTTAGTTAGTCCGAATCCAGGGAGGGGGCGCGAGGCTGCCACATCGAATGTGGTCCCTGGAACAAAATGAAAATCACAATGGAATATTACAACGACATACTCTGTATCGAAGCGAATAAACTCTGGCAAACAGAGATTATGAGTTTTGATTACTACCGTCAGCTTTGCTCAAGGAAAAAACTCCGGGTAGTACGTCGAGGTTGTACGAATAGTCCTGCCCTGGTTGAATACGCCAGCATACCCGAACGATTCCGCAAATTAGCCAAAGAGAAAGAGCTCGTGGATGAAATGCCGAATACCAGGGATACTTTCGAAAGTCAAATAATTATTGACGAGGCTGCCAAGAAGTTTTTCAGAGATCACGAGATATCTGAAGGTGTGGGATTAGAGGAGAATACAATAAAAGAGTATACTGCCAATGCATCTGTTTTAAATACACTTAAGATTGTATCCACAAATCGGCCAGCACAACACCGATTACTCGGAGGAGATACGGCTGGTATTTGGGAAACCCTATCAAAAACCGTCAACCAACTCAATAAAGATAAATATCCTCACACACTTCCCACTAATATGCGCCGCCTGCGCGACAGGTTAAAACTTTACCAAAAAGAGGGATATAGATGCCTGATTCATGCAAATTTTTGCAATAAGAATACAGAGAAGGTCTCGGACAACGCAAAACTATGGTTGCTGGCCAACTGGGCTACAAAAGTGGAAGTCACTCCTTCGATCAAACAACTGACCGCAAAATACAACCTCGAGGCTGATGCCAAGGGATGGCTCAAAGTAAAATCGGAACAAACCATTTACAACTTCATTTACCGCGAAGACATTCAGGAGCTTTGGTTTGGACACCGCTATGGTGAATTAAAGGCAAAAGAGAAATACTCGGTTCAGAACAAAACCTTTATGCCAACCATGCGCGACTCGCTTTGGTATTCTGACGGTACAAAACTAAACTACTACTATCAGACTGAAGATGGCGAAATGGAAACATGCACGGTGTATGAGGTAATGGATTGCTACAGCGAAGTGATGCTTGGTTACCATATCAGCAAAAAAGAAAATTACGAGGCTCAGTTCTTTTCTTATAAAATGGCACTCCAGACCAGCGGACAAAAACCTTACGAGATCCGCTACGATAACCAGGGAGGCCACAAGAAACTTCAGAACGGCAACTTCCTCGGTTCGGTTGCTCATCTTTCGATCCCTACGATGCCCTACAACGGAAAGAGTAAAACCATTGAAAGCGCTTTCGGACGTTTCCAGGCTGAATACCTCAAACGTGACTGGTTTTTCACTGGACAGAATGTGACTGCCCATACCGATGAAAGCAAGTCGAATATGGAATTTATCCTGGCGAATAAGGCCAACCTTCCGAGCCTTGAAGAGGTGAAAGAGCGTTATAAACTACGCCGTAACGAATGGAATACAGCAGCTCACCACAAAACAAAAATATCTAAGCTTGAAATGTACCGCACAAGCGTCAATCCACGCGCTACGAAGATCGACATGATGGATATGGTTGAGCTTTTCTGGATCGAGCGTAAAGAACAGATTACCTGCAACGCCTACGGCATCTCCTTCACTGAAAATAAAATCAAATACGATTACCTGGTATATAAAGAAGCCGGACGAGTTGATGTTGAGTTCATGCGCAAAAGCATTGATAAGAAATTCACGATCCGGTTTGACCCTGCCGATACGAGCATGATCTACTTGTATGAAAAAACAGCTTCCGGATTGCGGTTTGTGACGGCTGCCGAAACCAAAATTGGAATTCACCGGAACATTCAGGAGCAGGAAGATTGGGAGGCTGAATACATCAAGAACCTTGAGATTGCCAACAAAACGGCACGTATCGCCACCAGGGATAAAACAGACGCTATTCTTGAAGAGCATGGCTTGCTTCCTGAACAAAACGGGCTGTTCTCACCAACTATCAAAGGTGTTGAGAAAAAAACAAGAGCGAAGGCCGGCGAAATTGGCAAATACCAAAAGGCGGTCAGTTATGTAGATGCAGATGAAGATTTTAATACAATAGATTTATTTAAATCATTTTAAAACGGTAAAACTAAAACGATGATCACAGAATTAAACAAACAGCAGGTAACAGAAAAATTAAAGGAGTATTGCGACCGCTACGAGTCTCAAAACAAAGCAGCGAAAAGCCTTAACGGTGTTAGCTCTGCAACAATCAGCCAGGCGCTCAATAGCAACTGGGAGTTAATCTCCGACGAAATGTGGCGCAATATCGGATCCCAAATCGGATACAGCGAGAACGAGTGGGTTGCTGTTGAGATCCGCGATTTTAAACGCCTTAACGGCCTTCTGGCAGACTCGCAGAATTTTGGGAATGTGTTTGCTGTTACCGGTGAAGCCGGAAGCGGAAAAAGCTTTGCACTTCGCCAGTTTGCAAACGATAACAAGCGTGTTTACCTGCTTCAGTGCTATGAATACTGGAATCGCAAAATGTTTCTCCAGGAACTGCTCAGCTCGCTTGGACGCGACTACTCGGGATACACTGTTGGCGAAATGATGACAGAAGCGGTTCGCGTATTGAAGACACAACATTGTCCACTCATTATTATGGATGAGGCTGACAAATTAAGTGACCAGGTACTTTACTTTTTCATCACGCTCTATAACCAATTGGAGGATCGCGCCGGCATCGTACTCTGCGCCACTGATCATCTTTCCAAACGAATCCGACGCGGTTTGAAACTCAACAAAAAAGGGTACAAGGAAATCTACTCACGCATTGGACGGAAGTTTATTGAACTCAGCGGTCCGGGATCCTCAGACATTGCATCGATCTGCCTTGCAAACGGTATTACCGAAAAATCAAAAATCAAAGATATCATCGAGAAGAGTGAGTTTGACCTTCGCAGGGTAAAAAGACTCATCCACGCTCAAAAGCAAATCGACAAACAAGCGGCTGTTTAATCAGCAGTTAAACGTTCTTTAAATGGCTGTAAAAAAAATGAACCGGGCAGTTTCAACAGAGAATCTGCTATCCCGCCATTTTAAGCTGATGGAGCTTGAGGGTGAGTGGAAAGATCTGTTAGGCGAACCGGAAATGAATGGCGCATGGCTCATTTGGGGAAACTCGGGAAACGGAAAAACACGTTTTTGTTTGATGCTTGCCAAGTACCTCTCAAATTTTGGCCGTGTCGCCTACGACACACTGGAGGAGGGAGCTCGCAGGAGCATGCAAAAGGCAGTAACCGAAGTTGGCATGAGCGATCTTCCAAGGTTAAGGTGTCCCATCTTCCTCGACCGTGAACCAATTGAGGAGCTAAGAATAAGGCTCACCAAACGAAAAAGCCCTGATATCATCTTTATCGATTCATTTCAATATACGGGGCTGAGCCGTCCCGAGTATATCAGGCTCAAAGAAGACTTCCCCAGCAAGCTTTTCATATTCGTATCGCACGCTGAAGGAAAGAACCCACTGGGACGCACAGCACAATTTGTCCGCTACGATGTCGATGTAAAAATAAGGATTGAAGGTTTCAAGGCTTCATCAGTAAGTAGGTTAGGAGAAACTAAGCCATTTGTAATATGGGAAAAAGGATACGCTGAATATTGGGGATAAAATGTCTGAATAAGGATTTTAAAATTTAAAAAATAAAGAGTTATGAAAGCAACATGTGACAGTAAACAATCGGGGTTATTAAAGAAGTTCCACACCCTGTGTTCAAAAAACGGATTAAGCCAGGATCAGAAGACTGCGATGGTATCATCCTTTGGAGTTGAAAGCAGTCGCGATTTGAATGTGATGCAATTACAACGTGCATGCGATACCCTGTGCAATATCGTTAAAACCGAAACATCGGATCTTGATATTTGGCGCAAACGCGTGATGGCTTCAGTCGGTGCCTGGCTTCGTTTGATTGCACAGCCACAGAGCGCGCCAATTATTAAAGCAATTGCATGCAGGGTAACGAAGCATGAGGATTTTAATGATATCCCCAAAGAACGCCTTGTTAACATCTATTACCTTTTTCTTCAAAAGCAAAAGGACTTTAAAGCAGTTGATGGGATTGCAAAAGAGGAATTGGAAACCCTTACCTACTTAAACTAACCGGAAACGGCTCCGGGGTTCGACTCCCCAACCGGTTCAATGACAATAATGTCAGATATAAAAAAACTAAAATGAAAAAAGTATTAGTAGTTGGAATGATCGTGAAATACAAAACGACGGAAGCTGATCAATCAAAAATGGCTGAACACCGATCGGTTTGTAATGTAAAAGAGGAACTTCCGGCAGTAATTGTTGCAGTTTGGCCGAACGATGTAGTAAACCTAAAAGTATTGCTTGATGGCCAGGGCGAAATCTGGCAAACATCAGTTCTCCAGGGTGAAGAGGTTGGAGAATATAGCTTGTATCCAAGCGATGAGCAAGAGTTTATTGATGAAATTGAAAAGCTGATAATCAAACTCGCAGATCAAAAACACGAGTTAGAGGAATTATCAAGTAGCATAAAAGAAGACCTTGCAGCGTCCAAAAATACGTTATCGGACATGCTTGCAGTGAAAAAGGATCTTGAAAGCATATTAGACGCTATCCCCTCCGTGAAACTAAAACTTGTAAACGATTTGCAGGCTCAATTTGATGTGTTTGAAGCTGCCGCTAAAAAAGTAATGGTCATACCGACCGGAACTATAGAAGCCGAAGCTGTAACAGCAAAGAAGTAACCGGAGGTGGTCCTGGGGGTTCGACTCCCCCATCCGGACAATCCCGAATAGTCGGGAGAACATTAAAACTTAAATTAAAATGAATACTTGGTTCGAAACAACAGCAAAGTACATCAAAATGGATGAGAATGGCAGAGAGCGTAAGGCAAGTGAAACCTATCTTCTTGATGCAATCACCTTCAGCGAGGCTGAAATCCGTATTTTCAAAGAGCTTCAAACAATGGTGAGCGGTGAATTTATCGTGACGAAAATTGCCAAAACAAATATTTGTGAAATCATCCCTTCGGATAATGGAGATCGCTGGTACAAAGCGAAAGTTTCCTTTATCACGATCGATGAGGAGATGGGCAAAGAAAAAAGAGTTGCACAGTTTGTCCTGGTGTTTTCAAATAGCCCAAAAGAAGCATCAGATCAGATTACCGAAGCGATGCAAGGCATGATGGCTGACTTTGAGATCTCTTCAATATCGGAAAGCAACATTCTGGATGTTTTTCCTTACTCTGAAAGTAATAAGAAGGATCTGCCTCCACACCTGAAACCAATTGAGGCTTTTTTAGCAGCCGGAAATTCTGAGGAGAATGACCAGTAAAAAATACATTAAAACTGAAACTCAAATCTGTGGCGACTGCAAAGGGGACGGCCAGCGATGGTCAGAACTGGAGGAGGCTCGTCATGGATCCTCAGGAGTCTGTGAGATGGTCACATGCTCCACCTGCACCGGCTCAGGCATGGTAAAAGTAACCAGGGATATCACCATTACAATTGCGCCACATATAACAAAGCAATGCTCAAGTCAGTCCTAAAGGAAGTAAGGTTTAGCCTGTTTGATAAAAAGGCAATATCCCTGGTCTCACAAACTACATTAAAGTGTGATACACTCGAACAGTTTGTGACAGAGTTCAACACACAGGTAAAAAATACGGAGGGTTTTGGGGAGCTATTTAAGATCACCTATTATGTGACGAAATCAGCCGATAAGGCGCAGGTATGGCGCAGGAGCATGAATGCAGGCGCTGACCGTCTTTTATTCGAAATTGTAGCGTTAAAGTATTAATTAATCAATATTTAAACAATTTTAAAATGAAACCAATTGATTTAAATCAACTGTCCGCAGCGCAAAAAGCAGACCTGATGGAACAGTTAAAAAAAGAGAATGCCGCGATAAGGAACCGCGAAAAAGCGGAACGCGAGAATTACAAGATGATCGCCAACACAACTGTAGGTGAACAATTTTTGAAGCTGGAGCAATTAAGCAGCATGTTAAGCATTGCTAAAGCGGATGTTTACAGGCAGTTTGCAGCTATCATTGAATTGAAGCAGGAACTTTATGGGGCGAAGTCCGGACAAATGAGTCACACCTTCACCGATGACCAGGGCAGGTCTATCACTATCGGGTGGCGCCAGGTTGATGAGTTTGACGATACGTTAGATATGGGTATCGCGCTGATCAGCGATTATATCTCCACGCTGGCCGTTGACGATAACAGCGCCAACCTCGTTGAGATGATTAACAAGCTGCTTAAGAAGGATGCAAAGGGAAATCTAAAACCAAACAGGATCCTTGATCTTCGTAACCTGGCAGAGAAGATTTCCAACGAACAATTATCCAAAGGTGTTGAGATCGTTCTGGCAGCTTACAAGCCATCGCGCTCGGTGATCTTCGTGGAGGCTGATACCAAAACACAGCAGGGCGCCAAACAATCGGTAGCGCTGTCGATTACTTCAGCGCCGTTTCCTGACGGTTATGAACCCAATTTTGCAGTATTCAAATGAAAGATAAAAGACTAAAGGCTTATGCGATCACACTAATCGTTAAGCCAAAGCAAATTGGATTAACTCGATATTCCACTAAAACATTCAAAGGAATAGCATTTGCGCACAATCCAGCTGATGCAAAGGAACAATCGATTCAACAAATTATTGAAAGTTTCAATCCAGAGATGATGCCAGTTATTAACAGGGAAGTCATTTCCATCAAAGAATGCAATATCCATAATGATTTTATAAACAAATCTGAATAATATGGATGCTAAACAATTCCGGGAGGCTGTTGCCAACATGCGCAGCCTCCAGCGGGAATATTTCAAAACCCGCGATCACCTGATCTTGCAACGGTGCAAGTCAGCAGAAAAGGCAATAGATGCTTATTTAAAAGAGGGTGAAGATGAAGTCAAGTCACAAAAATCCTTATTCTGATGGAAACTGAAAAAATTGTAATTCCCGAACCATACGACATCTTGAGTCTGCATAAAATGGAAATGGCCTCCATCTATAAAATAGCTCAGGAATTAGGGGTTGATTTTAATTGCAAGGGAAAGCAAACAATCATTTACGAAATTTTAGACAAACAACACTCTTTACAAATAGCACAATGAACGAAATTGGTAGCCATAACTTAAACGGA